GGATCAGCACCGGTCTGCCATAGTCCTTCTTTCCGCCTCGGTATCGGTCGGTTATGTAAATTTCGCCTTTGTGAATCATACGGTTTCCTCCATTTCCATAAGCCGCCGTTTTGCTGTGGCTCGATTCTCTTCCCACTCTTGATCGGAGATGCTGTCAAGTCTCTGAAATTTCCTTTCCTCCTCAACCTTTGCCAAGTCGGATTTTATCTCTGCAATATCCCGGAGTATGTCCTCCCTGGTTCGGACTTTCTGCGGAAGTGCCGGAGGCTTTTCTTGATATGCTACCTCTGGCGGTTGGAACAATGCCGCTACAGAGCGAGAAAGCGATTTTACCTCCTCTGGCAACGCAGCAAATTCCCTTTCATGTTTCGCCTTATCCCGATAACTCCGCTGAAAGTTGGAGGCTACGACGGATTGCACGGTTGCTCTGTCCATAGCCGCCCATTCTCGCAGCTGTTCCGGGTCTCCCACCGTTGCCTGCACTGCGGAAGGAAGTTTCGCAAACTCCTCTTTCGCCCCGTAATACCCGTTTGTGAGTGCTCTGGAAACCAGCGCCCATGCTTCCTGTTCGGTCATTTCCTCAGGCGTGTATATTTGCCTGATTTTTCCCTTTACAGCGCCAATCGAAGGCGGGAAAGAATCTGCTTTTGTGGCGATCAAGCTTTTGATTGCCGCAGAAACGATTAAAAATTCATCGTCTCGGAACATCTCACTCCACAGCTTGACGACGCTTTCCGCATCCGTCCGGCTCATATCGCGGTAATAGCTCGGATAAGCAGCTTTCAGGATGGACATGATGGCTAAAGTCTCGTGCCTATTCAAGTTCCGCACCCTCTTCCCTCAGCATCTCCAAAAACGGGTTTGAAGTTTTGAACCCAGAATCTGCCCTTGCTTGGGAACCCGGTTTCGCGCCTCGGTCTTGCTCCCTCGCAAGCCAGCCGTTGACAAACTTGTTGATGCCTCTCCTCGTTTTGCGCTTGGTTGGGTTCGCGTTTAGCCAGCCAAGCATATTCCGCAGCTGCTGTATTACGTCGACAGCAGGGTACAGGCCCGCCCATTCTTGGCACTGCTCCAGGGAAATTGGGTAAAAATTCCCATCATTCAGCGGAAGGGAGATGGTCGGCGTGGAGCCAGATTTTTCTGGCTCCGCGCAATACGTATCGTCTTTTTCTTTGTCTTTGTCTTTTTCTTTTTCTTTGTCTTTGTCTTTTTCTTTTTCTTTGCCATGTTTGCTATTTTCGTCATGGCAAATATGGCATTTGCTATCTTTGCTATCATTGCTATGGCTTTGCCATCGGTTGGAGGCCCCTTTTTTCCCTGCATCGGAGCGGGAAGCACAGGTTGTACGGTACGCGGTGTTATCCCGGTCGAGCTGTGCCTTGCAGGTGGGGAAGAGAAAACGCTCATTGCCCTCCAATGCTGGCGGCTGGCCCGTGTGCTGGTACACCAGCATGGCACGGACCAGCCGACCGCATTCCTCATCGGTCAGCATCGCCCATGTCTCCAGGGCATCCGTAAAAATCTTGATGTATGTGATGTTCATAGGCAACACTCAGAAGGGCAGAGGCCCGTCGCCACTGTCATTGTCCCAGGGCAAGGGCCCATCATCGGGAATGGAAGCAAAGCCGTTAGAGGGCGCTGGAGCCTTTTTCAAGGGCTTGTCCGGGGGCAAGGTGTATTCCCCGCTGCGAACCCGGTCTACACTCATGGCGCGGAAAGGACGCACCGTCCAGCCGGTTTTCCCGTTATAGGACCATTCCTCATTCCGGAAGAGGATGCCCACCAGCTTCCCCACCAGGGAAGTCTCCTCCCAGTTCCAGGTGTACCCAGGGTTGGAGTGCTCAAAGGCGGTGGTCAAGCCTTTGAAGGAGCTCTTTGTCCGTTCGTCGTTGTCGGTCCCGTCATCCTGGGGCAGGAACTGACGAAGAACCCCCTTCCACTTTTTGTCCTGCATGGTGTTGGTCTTAAACTCCTTGGAGAAGAACCCTCTCTGCTCCTCCTCCTCAATGTCGAAGAGGATCAGCAGCTGTGGGCCATAATTGGTATCCGCAAAGGATACCTGCTTGACCCGGCAGACATAGGCGTCCAGGGGGAGTTTGGGACGGTCAGAGAACTCCTGCACGGAATCCCAATTTTTCGGTTTTTGAATCATGGTTTTTGTTCCTCCTTGTGGTTGATTTGATTTAATTCATTTCGGATTGTATCCAGAATGCCGATCATAGAGAAAATTGCTTCCTCCTGATAATGAAGAAGTAATAAACAAGACTTTAACAGACTGTTTAATTCTTCATCGATGTCCGTTTTTCTCTGCGGTGCTTGGGTCATTTTGTCTCTCCTTCACTTAATCGACATGCTTTCTCGTTCTTCCAGGGAAACCCCGGGGGCTTCGTTTCCGTCTTTCAGCCACTTAGACAATTCTGTCCGTTTGACGTCCGGTTGCTTATACCGGAGAAACTGGTCCTCAAGGCCAGCACGTGTTACCCAAGAAAAAAACGCTTCTTCATCTGCAATACTCACTGCCTTGGTGTGTCGGAAAGATACCGCACAGCGCGGTGTTTGGAATTTTTGCCCGGCCAGCGCATAGGACAACATTTCTCTCAGCCGATCAACCTTTTTCTCTGTCCGCTTCCTACGCTCGTTTAATACGTCGATCTCATTTTTCAACGCAGTGGCAATGGCGGAAAGATTCTTGATGTAAAGCGCGATATTTTCTAATTTCTCTTCTCGCTGCATCTGTAACGCAGTGAGCTCTTCCAAATTTGTGATCTCGCCGGTCTCTGGGTCCGTCCCGGCCTCGATTGCCGCATCAATCGCGGCGTCGATTTCATATAGTTTCAGGTTCACTCGCGTCTCCCCTTCCTTCTGCGGGGACGGTTGTCAGCCCCCAATATTCCCGAATCCGCTGATCGACGAATTTCAGATCATTCTCAATCTCCAGGTCAAACATTTCTTCGGGTGATTTGGAAATGTCTGCCCCGCTGGACTGGGTACGGAAGAAATGGCGATCCCCTTCCACCATGCAGCGCAGACAGATGGTGACCATCCCCTCAATGCAAACCTTCTCGTCCAGCAGCTTTCCGATGGTCCGCAGCTTGGTTTCTCCAAAGTCAGATGTGGCTTCGTGCATGAGGATGTAGACAATGACATCCTCTGGAAGCTGCGCCTGAATGAACATCAGCAGCCGCCAGAAATTGTCCGCGATATCGTTGTAGAGATCGAAGGTTGAGCTGCCCGTTTTGGGGGCGGAATGCCCTTTCATGAAGGTGTTCGTCAAAAGGTACCCAGCGTCATCAATGACAGCGGTTTTGGTGGGCATCTTTTGCAGGCCAGTGGTAATGGTCTGGTAGCTGTCTGTCTTCATCTGGTATCGGAAGGTCCCGGGGAAAGGCAAGCGTTTGCCCACCACGTTAATCAAAAAGATTTCATCTTGGGCAAAGTTTTTCAGGGAACGGGACTTCCCAGACCCGCTCTTGCCATAAATCAAAATTGGGAGCCCAATAAGTC